CATCTATTTCTCGTTCAAAATGAGAGATAGCCGAAACTATCTCTCCTAAATTTGCTGTAACTTTACGATACCAAAGACTCATTAGTAATCTTCCACTTCGTCATCTTCATTATATTCATCAAAAACATCTTCTTCCTCTTCTTCACTATTAAGATAAACATCCACTGCGTCACCTAAGTATTCACAGTGATCAGAAATTTCTTTGACTGCTGGTTTAATTTCAAATCCAAATTCTACTAAATGATTTATAACTTTTGTAGCAAAGTCTGGTTTGTCTTTGTCAGATATAAAGTTTGTTGCTTCATCATATAAATTAAAAACAAACTCAAAATCTCCATCAGATAGATTCATGTACAGCCTCCTGGTTATCGTCTATTACATCTTCTTCAATTGGTAATGCATCTGCAACTTCATCGTCATACTCTCGCATAACAGTTTCTAATGCACCATCTTTGTTAGCATTCCACGGCTTACGAAACATTTTAATTATTTCGCCTGTTGTAGGGCTAGTGTACTCTAAACTGTTTCCACTCTTCTTTAGTAAGCCTTTTGCTTCAAAAAAGTCAGTTAATCCACTAAATGGACTCATACCTGTTTCATATGGAATTTCAACTTGTACGCTCTCAAATGGCTTAGAATAACGTGTTTTCATTACTTTACACGCTGCTCTAATACCAAATACTTGGCTAGTTTTATTTCCGTCTGCATCTACTTTTAATTTAAGTTTACGCATTGCAATAACAATACTTGATGCATATATAAAGCCTTGTCCGCCTGAGATCTTGTCATCTGGATCGAACATATCTTGTGATGCATATGTATGGTTAGTTGCTAGTAGTCCTACATTATATTCGCCAAACATGTTAACAGTGTTACGTACTAATGATGTAAGTGCTTTAGGTTTCCGACCCATGTCACCTTTCATGTCACCTGCTTCAAACTGTTTAACGTCTGTAGGTGTAAGTAGCATACCTAATGAATCAACAACAAACAACACCTTAGGTCGTTCTTCTGATTCTTTATCAGCATATTCTGCTTTGTAATCTTTCATAAAGTCACTAATTGTTTTAGCAACATCATCAATCATACTCATGTTTAGTTTTAATAGTTTTTCTGGTGTAGTGTCTACATCAAGTGCATGTAGCCATTTCTCATCAAGTGCGTTTTCTGAATCAATTAGAATAACAAAAATGCCTTGATCTTGTGCTGATTTTACTACATTGCCTGCTGCAATGTATGATTTACCTGCTCCGCTTTCGCCTGCAAGTACTGTTACTTTACCCAATGGAATGCCTTTGTGAAAGTCATTACTGATAAGTTTGTTTAGTGTGTAATTTCCTGTACTAATCCATGTATCTGGGTCATTAAAGCCTACGCTTAACCCAGGAACACTTTTTGTAATAGCTTTACGGAATTTACTTACGTCAAATGGTCTTGCCATAGTATTTTTCTCCTCTGAAAAGTTAGTGAGAGAGTTGCCTCCCTCACTATTTTATATTACTTATTGCTTTCGATTTCGAATCGCTGCTAAAATATCCTGAGCACTTGGCACTTCAGTGCCTACTGGTGCTGCAGTAGCCATTGCTGGTTCTTGCACTGGTGCTGCAACTGGTGCAGGTGCTGCAACTGGTGCTGCTTCTGCTACTGGTGCTGCAACTGGTGCTGCTTCTGCTACTGGTGCTGCCACTGGTGCTGTTACTGGTGCCGCTACTGGTGCAGTTCTTGCTCCAGTAGTAGGTGCGTCAACTCCATATGGACGATAGTATGCACCAAAACGTTCTGGATCATACAACTGCCCGTCAACACTAGCTTCAAACATTTCGAAAATAGCATTTAAGTGTTCTGCATCTGGTTTCTTAGGAAGATAATCATTTAAATTAAACAACCCGTGTGTTGCAATTGCATCACGTTCTGCTTGATCTAAACTACGTTCCCTACGAGCCCAATTAGATGTGCTATAGTCAGCATACTGACCTTTGGTAGATTTTTTAATTGTAAAATCTGTACCAGCTTCATAATCAGTTGGGATTTCCTGGAATTCAGGATCCATTAGTGCTGAACTAATAATTTTATAAATTTGAGGTGAGATTACAAAACGTCTGATAGGATTCTCAGGTACTGAGTCTTCCTGCATTTCGCTTTGTGGTACAAACCCTTGGAAAATGTATGAACGTTTTTTCCAATACTTACGACCCATGTCTTCCATAGTTGGATCTTTAAACCAAGGACGAATTTCTGCGTGTACAGGACATTGATCGCCCCACATTTCTACGCATGGTACTTGGATTGTAACTGGTTTGTTTTCGTCTTGTCCTTTAACACCTGGAAAACTTAAACGAATCATTTGACGTTCTTTCCAAAAGAAAGTGTTGTCTTCGTCTGCGTCTGGTAGGAAACGTAGTGTTGCACTAGTTCCTTCTGGAATGTTCCAATGTGTAAAGATGGCGTTATCGCCTGTGTTGCTACTAGAGCCTGAACTCTTTTTATCTTGTGCCTGTAGTTTTGCACGGATGTCTGCTAAAGATGCCATTATTAGTTTCTCCTATATTAGCCTTTATTTGTAGCGGAACTACATGTTCCACTTTGTTGTTCGTAACATTATTGTTACTTTTGCCTTTGTGTAGCATTATGCTACTTTGCCTTTAGTTGCCCTTACAGTATATAACAAATTACGCCTACTGTCAAGCGTTTTTTAAGAAAAATTACTTAAATAATTATTTAAGCGATTTCTCTGCGTAAACCAGTCATTATTGATTCAACAATACTTTCCTGTTCTACTGCCTTAGCCGAACCTACTTTAGAGTTTCGATCAAGATATACCACGATCTTAGCTAGCATAGTTATATGTTGTTGTGATAAATCATATAACTCTGAACCAAGATGACTTAAAATATTAAATGCTTCGTCATTTTTACTATTCATAGCAAGGTATGTTAACGAGGCACTTAGTTTTGCCATTTGTCCCTGTCCACCTGAGTACTTAATTGGATCTTCATTATCAGGATGTTCTGGATCATTTGCATCTATTGTAAGTTTAAAATCTTCTTTATTTTTAATCATGTCGTATAAACGCATAATATATTGTTTAGTTAGATCTGTCATGCTATCCCTCTCTTTAATAATACGAGCTACTGTTTCTAGTACTGCGTCCATATTTGCAGTCTTAGTAAATGTATTATACATGAACTTATCAGTTAAGTCAACCGTTTCATCAACTTCTTTTTCAGTTTCTTCAACAATTGCTGTAGATTTAACTTCATAGTCGTTATAACCTTTAACTGTTTGTAGACCTTTAATTGTATTCTTTAATTCATTTAATTTTGTTTTAACAGTTTCAACTATGTTTAAGTTGCTTTCGTTAACTAATTTATTTGTACGTACATGCTTAACAAATTGATTACATTGTGCTACTTCAGTACATAAAGTAATAATTGATTCGCCTATTGCATCATATGGAGTTCCGCCCATGCTTACATGCTTAGCCATTGCTTTAGCACCTTGTAAGTATTTGTGTGGGAAGCTAAATCTTTCGCCTGCTGAATTCTCAATGAATAATGCTTTAATGTTACGTGATCTGCTTCCACGTACTTCTTCATTAACGCCCTTTGAGTGTCTAATAATAAGTCTAGTTGACTCAGGTAATTGTATATAGCTTGTTTTGAAACTTCCAGTTGCTTTAGCATAGCTTTCAGTTACTTCTTCTGTTGATAAATTTGATGAATACGTTGTAGTCATTCCATTTATTCCATGGTGATTATGTACTACTTCATCTTCTTTTTCTTTGGCTTCGTCACCGTCCATATAATCTTTAAGTTTTGAGCCGCCGTATACTATTGCACCTACTGCCGCTGCTGGAATTCCGTATTTAACAATGATTTGAGCAAATATACCTAATGCATCGTCTTCCATATCAACGCCCCACTCTTTGATTGCCTCTATAACGTCTTCTACTTTGTCCCAAGCCCACATGCCAGCAGCTCCAAGTGCTATCCCACGAACTGTTGAACCAGGAGCAACTGCTTTAGTTGCTATCGTTTTAGTTGTGTTAACTGCTACTGGTGTTATTTTTTTAACTGCTGTTTTACCACCTCTAAGAAGTAATTTTAATGCTGGTACACCAATTCTAACTGCTGTTGCTAATGCTGGTATTAACCACACCCATTCTGTTAATTCTATTTTATCGTTTTCTTCTACTTCTACTTCTAATTTGTTTCCACCAACTAACTGATTAAGTTCTTGCAGTTTATTATTTAATATATCTTGTACTTCGTCAAAATCATAGTGATTACAAAAATATTTTACAGATT